AATGTTTTATTCGCAACAGCAGCAACAGGTGATTTAGCACCAAAATCTGGTACTAACCTAACATTTAACTCTTCATCTGGAGCACTAACTGCGACATCCTTTGTTGGTAACTTAACTGGTAATGTAACTGGTAATGCAACAGGATTATCAGGAACACCAAGTATTGATTGTGGAACAGGTTCATTCACTGGTGATGTAGATATTGCCGATAAGATTGTTCATACTGGCGATACTAACACTGCTATTAGATTCCCTTCTACAGATACAATTACTTTTGAAACTTCTGGTAGTGAGCAACTTCGTATCACTTCTGCTGGTAATGTTTCTATGGTCAGCGGTGCGACTATTCTTTATGGCGATGGAGACGTTCTTTTTACAGGAGATTCAGGCAACTTTAATTGGGATAAAAGCGACAGTTCTTTAAAACTTCAAGACAATGCCACGGCAAAGTTCGGCACTGGTAATGACCTACAGATTTACCATAACGGCACAACCAGTTTCATTGATAACGCAACCGGGAACATTACCATTAGGAATAGTGCTAATGATGCGGATGTAAATTTACTGACCGACAACGGTTCAGGTGGTACAACAGATTATGTTCAATGTGATGGCAGCACTGGTGAAGTAAAGCTTTTCCATTATGGCACTCAAAAATTCAAGACCAAATCAGACGGCATCGACGTAACTGGCGAGGTCCAATGCGACAGCCTGGATGTTGATGGGGCTGCTGATATTACTGGTGACGTAACTATTGCTGATAAGATTGTTCACTCTGGTGACACTAATACTGCAATCAGATTCCCTGCGAATGATACATTTACAGTAGAGACTGCTGGTAATGAAAGATTTCGTATAGAATCTGACGGCGGAACTACTGCTTCAAATAATCTTACCTTAGATGAAGATGGTCGGTTGTTAATTGCGAATACCTCGTCTTTTGCAAACGCATCTATTGATGATTTAGTTATTGGCGATAGCAGCAGCTCTACACAGCGCGGTCTAACGATTGGCTCTACAGATGAATGCGCTATCGCATTTGCTGATGCTGGTGATTCTCGCGCAGGATCTATTACTTACAATCATGGTTCAAACTCCATGATTTTCAAAACTTCTGGTCAAAACGAGCGACTGGTTATCGCATCCAATGGTGTCGTTACTGCTAAGAACGGTGCTGTCGCTGAAATCGATACGCTCACCAGTGCAACTAGCATAACCCCAGACTTTGCCGCTAGCTGCAACTTCACTCTAACGCTTGGACATAATGTTACTTTAAATAATCCAAGTAACCTAACCGCAGGTCAAACGGGTTCTATCTTCCTGGTGCAAGATGGAACTGGTTCTAGAACTCTAACTTTTGGTTCTTACTATGATTTTGCTGGTGGAACCGCACCGACGATTTCGACTGCAGCTAGTTCCGTTGACCGATTAGACTACATCGTCCGGTCTTCTACTTCTATTCACTGTGTAGTTACCCTTGCATACTCATGAGTATTTTTCACGATAATATTGTCGCTGGCGCATCGGGCGGCGGCGGAGAAGGTTTATATGCCGAAGAAGTATTCAATTCTTTCATTTATGAAGGCACTGGATCAGGAACGATACAAGTCCAAAACGGTCTTGATTTAAGTGGTGAAGGTGGAATGGTATGGATGAAGAAAAGGAACGCCTCTAACAGTCATTATATTGTTGATACTGAAAGGGGCAAAACCAAATATAACAGACCTGACGCAAGTACAGCAGAGGGAACAGCTAGTGATTATATTGATTCTTTCAACAGCGATGGATATACTCTTGGTAGCAATTCCAACGTAAACAGCGGTACACACTGCGCTTGGTCGTTCCGCAAGGCTCCTGGTTTTTTTGATGTTATTACATATACCGGAGATGGTCAGAATGGTCGTGACATTGCCCATAGTCTAGGCACTAGACCTGGCATGATATGGATTGCTGGACGACAGCAGGGTTGGAACTGGATTGTTTGGCATCAAGGGAAAGGCAACGACAGGAATTTAGAATTAGATAATGATGGTAATGGGCAGAATGCCAGTTGTACAGTTGCTGAAGGAAATACCACCCATTTTACTCTATCCAGCAGCGGTATGGTCAATAATAATGGCTATAACTATGTTGCATATGTTTTTGGACACGATTCCCAAGAGTTTGGTAAAAACGGAGACGAAAACATTATTTACTGTGGAGAATACACAGGAAGTGGTAGCGATCAAATTATTGATATTGGATTTGAACCTCAATTTCTTTTAATCAAAGCCCACGAAAATACAAGTACAAATTGGTTACTCATTGATAGTGCAAGACAAGAGCATATTGGAGAGTCAGATGGCACCGGCGACAATGATTATTACTTTAATGTAGATGTAGCTCAAAATGAAAATTACGATAGAATTGTAAATTTTAAGGCCAATGGATTTCGACTAACAACTGGTGCCAATAGTAGTAATAGAAACGGTTGGAAGTACATATACATGGCAATTCGTGCCCCACATAAAGAAGCAGAATCTGCGTCTGATTTTTTCCAGCAAAGAACCCGTACTGGAACTGGTGGATATATTGACAGTGAAATCAATTTCAGAGCTGATTGGGCATGGGTCAGAGCTAGAAATGTGATTGATCCAATCTTTACAAATTTTAGAGGACAAAACAGGCAGGGTAGGTATGTCACGACTAATGGGGCGTCCAGCCCTGCCGATCACATTATTATCCATAAAACTAGAGACAATTTTATAGAATATAGTTCTAATAGTGGTTCAAATGGAGCCGGTAAACTATATTACGATGTTTTCTGGAAAAAATGTCCTGGTGCATTTGACATGCAGCGTTATCATGGCACTCAAGCATCCCATACGATTAATCACAACCTTGGGGCAACGCCACAATTGATATGGATTTGCAGAACAACTAATGGATCTTGGCAAGGAACCGATGCGGGTTGCACTCCAAACAAATCGATGGCGATATCCGGCACTGCAGCCGTAGGCACCGATACAAATGGTTTTACCGGAGTTTCTGATACTACATTTACCCTTGGTAATAATCCCAATTTAAATTCTTCTGGCGGTTCATTTGTTGCATTTTTGTGGGCTAATCTGTCAGGCATAATCGACATCGGCACATATTCGGGAACAGGCAACAATATAGACGTGGATTGTGGTTTTAGTTCAGGTGCTCAATTTGTAATTATTAAGAGGCAGGATAGTAGTGGTGAATGGTACTTCTTTAATACTGCGTTGGGACTTGTTGCTGGCAACGACACTTTCTTCAATAACAACTCATCAAACCCAAATTCTAGTAACGACTACATTGATCCATTAAATGCTGGATTTACAATAACTTCAACAGCTCCCACTGACCTAAATACTAGTGGAGGCACTTATCTATACATGGCCATTGCAGCATAACTATGTCAATACGCAACCGAACCACAGGCGCTATTATTTCAATCAGCGAATTTAGATCCTTACACCCTAGGACATCTTTCCCGAAAGCAATCAATAACACAATATTGAATGATTTTGGTTATGATCCAGTATTCAATGGTCCAGAAGCCACTGTAACTGCTCCTTATGAAATTAGTGTTTATGATGGCGTTGAAGAGATTGATGGAAAATGGTTCACTAAGTATATCGCAGGTCCAGTCTTTACTGACAACGATGAAGGAACTGCCGCAGAACACGAGGCTGCATGGCGTGCTCAAGTTGATAGTAATGCCGCTGAACAAGCTAGATCAGTTCGTCAGGAAATTTTGTCATCTTCTGATTGGACTATATTACCAGACAGTCCTTTAACGACAGAAAAGAAAACAGAGTGGCAGACATATCGTCAAGCACTTAGGGATATTTCTGCACAAGAAGGTTTTCCACATACTATAACTTGGCCAACCAAACCATCATAAGTTTCTTTTTTAAATTTTAAGTGATAGAATAAACCATATAAGGTAGATTATAATGACTTCTTCAATACCTAGAGCAGGTGAACCTGTCAAATTCGTGCCGAAAGGTTGGGGATTTGAAAAATGGATTGTGAACTGTGAAAAATATTGTGGAAAAATTTTGTTTATTGCAAAAGATAAGAAGTGTTCCTGGCACTACCACGATAAGAAGGACGAAGTATTTTACGTTCAAAGTGGTAAGATACGGATTTCTTATGGGTGGACTGATGATATTGGAACATCAACCACTAAGATATTAGAACGTGGAGATAAGTTCCACGTTCCTATTGGTATGAGACATCAGATGTATGGATTAGAGGATACAGAACTGTTTGAGTTTAGTACAGAACACTTTGATTCTGATAGTATTAGAGTCACTCCTGGAGATACTTTGTAGATAAATAATACAAAAGTGTATCACAAGGGGAGAGTGAACCTTGACCGTTAATAAGAATTTTGTCGTAAAGAATGGTCTTGAAGTAAACACAGACCTTATTCTTGCCGACACTACGAAAAGTAGCGTAGGTATTGCTACAACCAATCCAGACTATACTCTACATGTTAATGGTGGGATTGGTGCAACAGATTTAAATGTTACAGGTGTAGCAACTGCTGTACAAATTGATGCTACAACCTTAGGAGCAGATACTGGACATATCGTAACTGGTGTTGTTACCACTATTTCTGGTACAACTCTTACCTATACCAATATAAATGGAACAACTTTTGATGGTTCCAATGTAAATGCAGATAATCTTTATGCAGTATCTGGTATTGTAACCAATATCACAGGCACTGCTAGCACCTTCACTTCAAGTGAAATTAGTGTATTAAATGCTGCGTCTGCGAACCTTGTATCAGGTGTTGCAACTAACTTCACAGTATCTGGTGTTACTACACTTGGTGTTACTACTGCAACATCATTAGAAATTGGTCCTATTAACACCGTCAGCGTTAATAGTGGTGTTATCACCTCAACTTCTGGTATTGTTACTTACTATGGTGATGGTTCTAATCTAACAGGAATTACTGCAGGTGTTGGTCTTAGAACTGAAGGAGCAGTTATTGGATACGGTGCTACATTCCTTGACTTTAGAGGAGCAGGTATCTCCACGATTACTGCCCCAGTTGCTGGTATTGCTACCATCAACATCACTGGTGGTGGCGGAGGTAGTGGATCTATTAGTATTAGTACAGTAGCACCATCTGGTCCTTCTGCTGGAGACTTGTGGTATAGTCCAGATCGAGGTAGAACATTCATCTATTATGATGAAAGTGCTGTTGGATATGGAACAGGCGCACAATGGATTGACGCATCGCCATTCAATGTTGGTGTCTTATCAGAAACTTCACTGACTGTTAATACTCTTGATATTACTGGTAATGTTAACTCAACTGGTATTATTACCGCATCGTCATTTGTTGGTAATATAACAGGCAACATTACTGGTAATGTAACAGGTAATGTAACTGGAAATGTTACTGGAACAGCAACTACAGCAACAAACGCAACTTCTTTAGAAACTGCGAGAAATATAAACGGAACTGCATTTGATGGTACTGCAAACATCACTGTAGAACCTTATGTTGAGGATGATAATTCTTCATCAACGTCTAAGTTCCTTACTTTTGTTGATAGTTCAACTGCTGCATTCCAAAGACTTAATGAAGACAGTGGTCTGAGTTATATTCCCTCATTAGGTGCTCTTACTGTTGGTTCAGTTAGAAGTTATGAGAGTCTTGTTGGAACCGCAAGTTCTACTAGAATTGATTATACTGTTACTGTAGCAACTAAGACAGCAAATCACAGATATATCGGTCAGGGTTCATCTAGTGCATATGTTCTCGATGATATTGAATCACCATTTATCACCTTATTGCCTGGTAAGACTTATCGTTTCGACCAAGCAGATGGTACTAACAGTGGTCACCCATTACGTTTCTATCTTGAAGCAGATAAAACAACTGCATATACAACTAATGTAACCACAAACGGCAGTCCTGGTTCTGCTGGTGCTTACACAGAAATCTTAGTAACTGCTAGCACACCACAGGTTCTGTATTATCAGTGCTCCAGTCACGGATATATGGGCAATGCTGCTCAAACAAATTCAAATATTGCAGGTGGATTAACAGGAACGCCAGATATTGATGTTGGTACAGGTTCGTTTACTGGTGACGTTGATATTGCTGATAAGATTGTTCACACTGGTGATACTAATACTGCCATTAGATTCCCTGCTGCTGATACATTTACAGTAGAGACTTCTGGTAGTGAGCGAATACGAGTCAATAGCTCGGGTAAAGTCTTAATTGGAGTCACAAATAGTTACGCAAGCGCTAGCGCTGACGATCTGCAGATTGGTGATAATACTGATTCTACACAAACTGGAATTACTTTAGGTTCAACAGCACAAAGCTCAATCAGATTTCGTGACGGTGCAGATGCCGGAACTATTAGATATGACCATAGTGATGACTCCATGCGTTTCGCCACTTCTGATACCGAGGCGGTGCGTATAACTTCAAGTGGAAATTTGGGCGTCGGCACCGCGTCGCCTAGTTTCAAACTGTCCGCCGCTGGCGGAGGCATTAGCGCTCAAACATCCTCAAATGATGGGGCACTTGTATTTTTACCTTTGGGAGGAAGCAATGAAAATAGAATTTACTCAAGAAGCAGTGTCACTGGAACTGGCAACAAAGATTTAGCTTTCCGTATAGGTGACACGGAGCACCTACGCATAGATAGCTCAGGCCGCATACTTATTGGCACCACAAATGCAGTTGCCTTTGGAAGTCGTCAAGTTTTAGCCGTTGCTAACGGGACAACTGGCGGTGTTCTTTCTTTGTATAACAGCACGACTGCTACCGCTAATACACGGATTAGCTCTAACCCTACTGGCAGTGAGATTAACGATATTGGCATTCATGCAGCCAGTACAAATGGCAGTATTCAGTTTTACACAAACAACGACACTGAGCAGATGCGCATATTTGCATCTGGGCACGTCGTTATTGGTGCCACCAGCGACACTGGATTTTTCAGAGTCTCAGCGGCTGATGGCGCATCTGATGATCAATATGTAGGACAGTTTGAGAACTTAGAATCTACTGCTGGCAGAAGCTACGGTGTCAACATTCGTGCAGGATCGAACAGCACTGATCACAGTTTAAGAATAAAAAATAGAGCAAATGATGAAACTCATCTGATTGTTAGTGGAAATGGAAAGATGGGTCTCGGCACCGCGTCACCTAACTCTTACAACGCAGCCGCTGATAATTTAGTCATTTATGACTCAAGCAACGCTGGCATCACAATTCGTTCTGGAACGAGTTCCGATGGAGCTATTTATTTTAACGATACTGATGATGCCAATCAGCGAGGAATCATTAGATATGTTCATGCAAGTGATGCTCTAGCTTTCCACACCTCAGCAGGCGAATCGCTGCGCATAGATTCAAGTGGTCGGGTATTGATCGGAACGACGACTGAAGGTCATGCAGAAGCAGATAATTTAACTATCGCAGATTCTGGTAAGGCTGGGATAACTATTCGCAGCGGTTCGTCAGAAAGCGGATACATCGATTTTTCTGATGGCACGTCAGGAGACGATGAATATAGAGGGGTTGTTGCTTACAACCATGCCAGCAATTATATGGTCTTTTACAGCAACGCAGCTGAGCGACTACGAATTGCTTCATCAGGTCAATGGGGTCTCGGTGGTGCAAACTACGGAAGCAGTGGTCAAGTAATTACATCTAATGGTTCTGGTAGTGCTCCAACATGGCAGGATGCTGGCGGTGGTGCTTGGAACTTGATTACAACTGTTAATGCTAGCAATGCAACAACTGCTGATATTACTGGTACAAGTTCTACTTATAATCAATATTGTATTATTGGTAGAGGTGTTTATAATCAAAGTAGTACTGGTTATGTTTATGCACGGATGATAGATAATGGAACGGTTATTAGTTCTACTGATTATTACAACAGCTGGCAAATATCAAACACTACCACCACCACTATTACGGGAGTGAATGAGCAAAACGCCAGCGATTTCCGTGTTGGAAGATGCGGCGATATTTCAAGGGAATACTGTGATATGTACCTCTTTTTTAATAATACACATGCTGGTTCTGTTCAGATGAACATAGTACAAGGGTACAGCTACGGTTGGAACGGTAGTAGCGCCTGGAGAATGCAATATGGTAGTGGACTTTATCAAACAGGTATGACGAATTTGAGTGGAATTAGAATCTATTCAGCCTCCGGAAATATCAACGGCACTTTCCAACTGTATGGAATTAGTTAATAGTTAAATATTTAAAATTAAGGAGTTAAAAAATGACTAGATACCACGCAACACCAGAAGGTAACGTACAATTTACCGCAGAGGAAGAGGCAGAATGGGATGCCTGGGAGGCAGGTGCAACTGACAGAAAAGCAGCAGATGTTCGTCTAGAACGTAATGCATTTTTGAAAGAATCTGATTGGGTATCTGCTTCTGATATCACAATGAGTGATGAATGGAGAACCTATCGTCAGGCACTTCGTGATATTCCTTCACAAGAAGGTTTTCCTAATGATATAACCTGGCCAACAAAACCATCCTGATAACCACCTAAAAAACCGTCCACCCCGACCCCGCAGAGACCCTGTGGGGTTTTATAGTATGTGGACACAACAGAGGAGGGATGACCACCACACATAAACTAATCTTTATTGCTTCGTTCTTCTGGATGATGAACTGGGGCACTCGTGTAACTGCTGCTGCTATCAATGCTCTATCTTGAAACCCGTGGATATGGATATAGTCAGAGGCGATGTGAAGATGTAGTTTTTTGGTTCGTCAAAAAGTATCTTCCAC